AGGTGGCCAACATCTCGGTCCTGAAAGACGCTTCGGCGACGGCCGTGTTCGGTGCCAAGGGTGCCAACGGCGTCATCATCGTCACGACCAAGAGCGGTCAGGAGGGCAAGCCGAAGATGGACTTTTCGTTCTCGACGGGTTTCGCCATGCCGATCAACACCCCCAAGCATATCGATTCTTATCGGACGATGTCGCTGATGAACGTGGCCAAGATGAACGACCAGCTCTTCGATTCGCTCACTTCGCAGGCGGATCTCAACGAGTACCGCCGTCCTTCGTCGCGTCTCAACGCGCTGCGCTATCCCGACGTGAACTGGTTGGACGAAATGACCGACTCGTTCGCCTCGACGATCAACGCCAACTTCAACATTCAGGGCGGTACGCGCTTCGTGAAGTATTTCGCGTCGGTGGGCTATGCGCACGAAGGCTCCATATTCAAAGGCGTGAACGACGGCAAGATCGACTCGCGCTACTATTACAACCGCTTCAACTTCCGCACCAACGTCGATTTCAACGTCACCCCGACGACCGTCGTGTCGTTCAAACTGGGCGGCAACGTCGGCATTAAGAACAAGCCCCAGCCGCAGCCCGCAGAGGGCGGCGGAGGTGGCTTTGTGTTCTCCCCGACCATCATCCTCAAGAGCAACGGCTCCGTGACCCGGAAAGAAGTAGATCAGGCGATGGATTTTACATACCAAAAGTTTGTGAGATTTAGCAAACAGCTGGAAGAAGAACGTCGCCGCAAATCCTTTTCTCCGGCCTAACCAGGAGGCTAAATGAGTACCTATACCACGATTCAGGGCGACGTTTGGGACGCTATCGCTTATAAGGTCTACGGAGATTCAAAATACATGGGTTTCCTCATGGATGCCAACCCTGACAAGATCGCCATCTTTGTTTTTGGGGCAGGCGTGGTGCTGAACGTCCCAGACCTTCCCGAGAGCGAAACTGCCGCCCCGAATATGCCCACATGGAGGACAGGATGAAAGCAAGACAGTCCAGCGTTTCTATTACCTACGACGGCAAGGCCGCATCTGTCCTCAACCTCAACAAAACGGCGTTCACCTACACCGACCCCGCCAGCGGCGAAGCAGACAGCCTCGACATCACGTTCTTTGAGCGCAGCGCTCCCGCCGTCAGCGGTGGCAAGGTGGAGGTAAACAAACCGCTTTCCGCCACCATCGCCCTCACGAACTGGGCAGCCCAGGGCGACAACCGCACCCTCGACTGCGGCGACTTCCTCGTTGACAGTGTTTCATATTCAGGCTGGCCGTGGACAGGCACCGTGAAAGCGGTATCTGTTCCGGCTAACACTGGATTCCGGCAGACCAAACGCACAAAGGTGTGGGAAAAGGCCACCGTGCAGAAAATCGGCCAGGAAATCGCCTCCAATGCAGGCATAGAACTGTTCTGGGATGTGGAGGGCGACGACCCGCAGATTACGACCCTTGAGCAATCCGAAACCACAGACTGCGAGTTTTACATGAACCTCTGCAAGACCTACGGCCTGAGCATGAAGGTCTACTCCAAAAAAATCGTAGTCTACAGCCGGACGGAGTACAAGAAAAAGGATTCGGTCTGCACCATCTACCCGCACCAAATTCTTTCTTGGAATTGGTGCCAGAACCTGGCCGGAACCTATACCGGCGGCGAGTACACCTACACCCAACCCAAGACCAACAAGGAAATAAAGGTCACTATTGGCACCGCAGACCGGCTGCTCAAGATGACCGGCAAAGCCGACGGCGAAGCTGATGCACAAAAGAAGCTGCAGGCGGGAATTGATGAGGCGAACCACGGAGCAACAAAGCTCAATTTGACCGTCAAGGGCAAGCTCCTTGTTTCCGGCCAAAACGTGGAAGTTTCCCTTGGAGCGCTCTCCGGGAAATACTTCACCGACACCACCACCCACAACCTCGGTTCCAGCGGCTACACGACAGACCTTGAACTTTCGCTTATAGAGTAGGAGGTGCAAAATTGGAAACTGTCCGCTTTGGCAAAATCTCCTCAGTAAACTACGAAGCTGGAACGGTGCGAGTCGTCTACCACGAAAAGGACGACTGCGTCACAAGCGAGATTCCGCTTCTTAGTTTCGAGTATATGATGCCCGAGGTAGACGACGCCGTTCTCGTTCTGCACCTTTCAAACGGCGCAGAGGTAGGCGTTGTCCTTGGCCGTCCTTGGAGCGACGAAAACAAGCCGCCCGAGGGCAGCCAGGGCCTCTGGCGCAAAGACCTTGACCGGGAAGCCGGTAAAGGGATGCTCCGCTATAAGGACGGCACCCTCACCATTAAGATGAACAAGGTCGTCTTGGAAGCAAAGGAACTCACGGTAAAGGCTGAAACGACCATCACCGAGAACACGACCATGAAGAAGGACGCCAATGTGGGCCAGACCTTGACGGCCACAACCGACTGCATCGGCGGCGGGAAAAGCCTCAAGAGCCATACCCACACAAGCGCCGCACCTGGCAGCCCGACCTCTCCCCCAAACTAACCCGGAGGTGATTTTTTGTTCATCGGAACCTTTGGAAGAAAGATCATCTTTCAGGTCAGCGACCGGGCCGTCTTTACCTTCCAGAACGCCACCCGGGAAAGCTCCGGGCGCTGGACGACCCACGAAGGACTCAACAGCAAACCGACCCCTGAATTCCTGGGCGCAGACCTCAAAAAGGGAACACTAGAAATTCACCTCTCTGCCGCCCTCGGAGTGCGCCCCCGAAAAGTTCTTGATCTGCTGGCCCGCATGGCCGAAACCGGCGAAGTTCAGTATTTGGTGATTGGCTTCCGACCTTTCGGGAGGAACCCCTTCCAGGTCACGAAGGTAAGCGAGGCCTGGGGCACCGTACTGCGACATGGCGAGCTGGCAAAGGCCACGGTCAACCTTGACCTTGAAGAATACCCGATGGAGGACACCACATAATGGAAACCACCGCAGTTTACATCGGGGATGAACCCCTGGAAGGAGTAGACGAGCAGGTCGAAACGCTGCTCTCTACCGTTGCCGGGACCATCCCATTAGACCGCGGGCTCGGCATAGACGATAGCTTCATCGACAAGCCCACAGAGGCCGCCCAGAGCTTGTACGTTGCTGAGGTCGCCGAAAAGATTCCTCGCTACATTCCCACCCTTTCCGTTGACAGCGTGAACTTCACCGCAGCAGCCAACGATGGAAAGGTGACCGCAAAGGTGGTGCTTACCAATGCCTGATATTTCCACCATTAAAGACCTGCCCGACATTTCGTTCATTGAGTATAAAACCGTGGACGATGTGAAAACGAGCATGGTCGCAGACTACGAAGCGTATATGACCGAGGCCACCGGGAAGCCCTACACGCTGCCCAGGGTCTCCCGAGACCGTTTCAAACTCTACGCCGCCGCAGCCCAAATCTACCAGGCTATGAAGTACGTTGACATCAAGGGCAAGATGGACACCGTGAAGTATAGCGTTGGTGATTTTCTGGATTTGCTCGGAGCCTTCCGCTGCGGAGCTACCCGGAACCAGGCCGCTGCAGCCGTTACGACTATCCGCTTCACCCTCTCAGCTGCCAGGGCGTCCGTTACGGCTGTCCCGCAAGGCACCCGCATTGCGGCTGGTCAGCTTTTCTTTGCAACCTCGGCCTATGCCGAGATTCCCGCAGGCGACCTGACTGCCGACATTCCCGCAACGTGCATGACCGCAGGCGAAACCGGCAACGGCTTATCCCCCGGCGAACTTAAAACGCTGGTCGACCCGGTTCCCTACGTCCAGAGCGTAGAAAATACCTCGACTTCCAGCGGCGGCGCAGACAGGGAGAGCGACGAGAGCTTCGCGGCCCGCATCTTCATTGCGCCCGGCAAATACTCCACCGCAGGCAGTCGGAACGGCTACGAGTACCATGTGCAGGATTACAGTTCTGCCATCGGCGGCGTTCACGTTTCGAGCGACCAGGCCGCCGGAACCGTTGACATTGTTTTTGTCATGGCAGACGGCTCCCTCCCGAGCGCAGAAATGATTTCCGCCATGAGCCAGCACATGAGCGCAGAAACCCTCCGCCCGATGAACGACCTTGTGACCGTTCGCGCCCCTGCAGAGGTAAAGTATACCGTTTCCCTCACCTACTACATCAACCAAAGCGATAACAACCGGGCTGCGGCGATTCAGCAAGCGGTCTCCGCAGCGGTTGACAGCTACATTGCCTGGCAGCGGAAAATCGGGCGAGACATCAACCCCTCCAAGCTTCTGGCTCTCGTAATGGGCGCCGGGGCAAAGCGGGCGCAGATCACCGCCCCGATATTCACCGCCATCCCGGCGGACAATATCGCCGCCATTGACGGCACCGCCTCGATCACATACGGAGGCCTTGAGGATGACTGAACTTAAAGACAGCCGCTTCACGGAACTGCTCCCGAGCGACCTGAAGAACGACACGGAAACCCAGGCGTTTGCTTATGCCGTCAGCAGGCAGGTGCAGCAGGTCATCCGCTTCGCCGACGCCGCCTGCATCTATATTGCGATTGACGGCGTCCCGGAACCTGTTCTCGACCTTCTCGCTGTGGAGCTTCGCACCCCGGTCTATAAGCAGACATACAGCGTCGCCATCAAGCGGGCACTGGTAAAGGAAAGCCTCATTTTCTACGACCAAATGGGGACCCCGGCTGCGGTCAATCGCATCATTGAGGCGGTATTTGGTGTGGGGCAAATTGAAGAGTGGTGGGAGTACGACGGAAACCCTCACCATTTTCGAGCCACAGTGGGAGGAATCTACCCGACAGCAAAAAACATTGCAGATTTTAAGGAAGCAGTTCAGTCCGTAAAACGACTTTCGAGTTGGCTCGACGAGATCACCTATCTTTCTGAGGCTCCAAAATGTACCGCTTATATCGCCGCCGCCCCCTGCGGAGTATCCCTTACCATGACCGCCAAGGTGAGAGGCAAGATCAAGCCGCAAACCGGCAATGTGACGGCGTTTGCCGGAGCAGTACCCGCAAGCATATACATCAAAAATACTGTCAAAGTGGCAGGATCGGAGGAATGAAAATGAGCTGGAATTCTTCGGCATACACGACACTCGGCTCGTCCATGCTGACGGAGGCTTTATCCGGAAAGCGCATGACCTTCACAAGAGCAGTCGGCGGCGCTGGCACTGTACAGGCGTCAGAGCTTCCCAACGCTACCGAGGTCGCCGACCAGAAGCAGTCACTCATCCTTGCCAGCAGCGAAATGACCGGCGAGGGCGATGATGCTGCGTACAAAATCAAGATTCAGATCAGCAACAATGGACTCCAGCAGGGCTATACCTTGCACCAGATCGGTATTTATGCCAAGCTGGATGATAGCGACAGCGATGCCCTGGCGGTCATTTTTCAGGATGATCACGGCTTCGAGATCCAGCCTGAGGTCGCCATGAACAACTTCTTGATGGAGTTTTTCGGGGTTCTCGCAATTTCCAATACGGCGCAGATCTATCTGACCGCAGACCCTAACACCATTGCCACCGAAAAGTGGGTCAGAGAAATTCTCGCAAAACACGACAAAGACCCTAACGCTCATGTTGACGTAATCTCCGCCGCCCTGTCCGCAGCCATCAAGAAGCTGGAGGACAGCGGCCAGATTATGGACGAGGAGGCCGCCAAGAAGTTCGTCCGCGAAATGCTCGATCAGTACGGAGCGGCCAAAGACATCTCCTTCGAGGACACCTACGAAACGGGAGCATCTAACCTTCAGGAGGCGCTGAACAAGGTGCTGGGCAATACGCTGCCGAAGCTCACCGTCACCACGACCGCAGGCAGCGCCCTGACCCTGACCGACGGCCAGAGCACCATCACCGGCACGGCGACTGGTGGCAGCTTCACCACCACGCTGCCCCGGCTGGGCGAGTGGACGGTCACGGCATCACTGGCCGGTCTGACCACCGATGACACCATCACGGTAGATGTCGTGGGCGGTAAATACACGCTGACGCTGCCTTACTTTGCGGCCACGCTGAATGTGACCACTGCCCCGGACGCGGTGGTTACGGCAACTCTGTCCACCGGAAAGGCATATACCGCAACAGCGGACAGCAGCGGAAACGCCTCGGTGCGCATCAAGCGTTCCGGCACTTATACCGTGCAGGCATCCAAGGGGAGTGCCGCCAGCGACACCGCAGAGGTGGAAATCTTGGAGAATGGAGAAACGTACACTGCAACTGCACGTTTTTGCACTCTGACCCTGACCGCCCCGGTGGGAAGTACACTGACAGCCACCTGCGGCGACAACACTATGACCGCCACGGTCACCGGTGATGCAGGAACCGGAACTGTCAAGCTGTACCCTCCGGTCCTTGGCACATGGAGTATCACTGCCGCCAAGGATGATGAGACCACCACCGAAACTGTAGCGGCCACCGCATATAAAGACTATGCGGTAGAGCTTGCCTATGTCCACATCTACGGCGCAAGCTGGGACGGCACCAGCACGACCCGATGGAGCCGCACGGATGAAGCAGCGGAGTTTACCGATCCCGTGCCGTATGTTGCGGGCGCAAGCAGCTATGGCAGCCCTTTCGACAACTTACAGCCCTGGGCGGGCATGGTAAAGAGTGAGCGCACCGGCGGCACGATGGTGGCTATCCCCAAGTTCTGGTATCTGCTGGAGCAGTCCGGTTCCGGCATGAGCATCAAGATCGCAGACCGCAAGGTGGCGGGTTACTCCGTTTCTCCCGCCCACATGGACAGAGGCGACGGTCACGGCGAGCGGGATGTGGTGTACATCGGCAGATACCACTGCAACAGCAGCTATAAGAGCGGCACCGGCAGCCCCAGGGTAAACATGACCCGCTCCTCTGCCCGGGCGAACATCCACAATCTCGGCTCGACCATCTGGCAGAGCGATTTTGCAATGCGGTTTACCATCTGGCTGCTGTACATCGTCGAGTTCGCCGACTGGAACAGTCAGGCAAAAATCGGCTACGGATGCAGTCCGAGCAGCAGCGCCTTCACGATGGGCTATACCGATTCGATGCCGTATCACACCGGCACCAATCAGAGCAGCCGGGCCACCTACGGCGGCACGCAGTACCGCAATATCGAGGGCCTGTGGGATAACGTGTGGGACTGGTGCGATGGCTGCTACAACGACGGCAACGGCCTGAACATCGTCCTGAACCCATCCAAGTTCAGCGACGGCAGCAATGGCACGGCGGTCGGCGTTCCGTCCAATGGCTGGCCGTCCGCATTCAAGGTCAAGGCAAACGGCGGCTTCCCGATGTTTATCCCCACATCCGCGTCCGGTAATGACGCAACGTACTCGTGCGATTACTGGAGCTTCAGCTCTTCGTACCCGTGCCTCTACGTCGGGGGGTGCTATGGCCACTACTCCAACTATGGTTTGTTCGGCGTCGACGACGACGCCGCGTCGGGCTACGACGGGAGCATCGGCTGCCGCCTCCAGGAACTCCCCAACGGGGGAGTCTGAGGGGGTCGCAACCCCCGCAGATAACCGCGCCGTAAGGCGCTGAACTTTATATGGGACTGTCTGTGCATTGCCGGTGTTTTTGTTCCCGGGTCCGTGCGATAACTGGAACTTCAGCTCTTCGAACCCGTGCCTCTACGTCGGTGGCTGCTATAGCCACAACTCCAACTATGGTTTGTTCTACGTCAACTACAACACCGCGTCGAGCTACGACGGGAGCATCGGCTGCCGCTTCCTTTTTGATTTTATCCAACCTCACATTTTACGGCACAGGCAGCCGCACACCCCATGGTGAAGATAGGCATTTTGGGAGCGGGCTAGTACACCCCGCAAGGGGCGCTGGAACGTCCGTACAGCTAAAAGGAGGTATCCCATGAAGAGAGCTGGAAAGCTCTTTGATACGCTAATCTCAGATGATAATCTGTTACGCGCCATCGACGAAGTGAACCGCACCCACCACTGGAATCGAGGCCACAAGCCCAACACCTGTACGGCGTGGGTGGAAGAGACCAAGCCGCAGCGGGTGGAAGACCTGCGGCGAATACTCGTCGGCGGTTTTGAGCCGAAAAAGCCTCATGTCAGCCAGCGGTGGGATGCGAACGCCCGGAAGTGGCGCACCATCAGCGAACCGGCCCAGTGGCCCGACCAGTACGTCCACCACGCCCTCATCCAGGTCTTGCAGCCCAGAATGATGCAGGGGATGGATTTTTACTGCTGCGGCTCTATCCGGGAGCGTGGGCCGCACCGGGAAAAGAACGCCATCCAGCGATGGATGAAGTACGACCGCAAGGGGACGAAGTACGAGTTTTGTGGCGACATCCGCCACTTTTACGACAGCTTGACCCCGGAAGTCGTCATGGCCCGGATGCGGCAGCTCTACAAGGACTGCCGCGTCCTCGACCTCATCTGGCGCATCATCCGGGACGGCGTAAAGCTGGGGACGTACACCTCCCAGTGGTTCGCCAACGCCGTCTTACAGCCCCTCGACCAGCTCATCCGGGAAAGCGGGCTGTGCAAGCATTACGCCCGGTATATGGACAACATCACAACCTTCGGGCCGAACAGGCGCAAGCTGCGCAAACTCCGCATTTTTGTGGAGAGCTGGCTGAACGCCCACGATCTGAAGCTCAAGGGAGACTGGCAGGTGTTCCCGGTGGCAAAGAGGCAGCTGAAGACGCCCCTCGCCCCGCCCCGGCGCGGCTTTGCACGGGCGAAAGGGCGTCTGCCGGACGCTGTAGGCTACCGGTACGGGAGAGGGTACACCATCCCCCGCAAGCGGAATCTGCTGCGCATCAAGCGGGCGCTGGCGCGGTATCGCAAGCGCAGGCGGCAGGGGAAGCCCATCACGCCCAGAGCGGCAGCAAGCCTGCTCTCGCGCCTCGGGCAGCTCCGGCACTGCAACAATTATCATCTCTATCAATGGCTGTTTCGGGGAGAGCGGGTCGTCCGCGACCTAAAGCACGTCGTCCGAGAGCATCGGAGAAAGGAGAACCTGACGTGGATTATGTTTTTGGCACAAAGGGCGGCGCAGAAGTCCTCAAGACCATCGGCGACGCTCACACTAGCCTGACCGGCTATCACCAGCTCGAGCGGGAGTATCCCGACCAGACCATCACCGACAGCTTCCGCGTTGTCCGCAAACTGCGTAGCGCGGAGGACGCGGAGGGGCGCTGCTATGACTGGTACAAGATCGACCACCACTACCGGATGACCGACAAGACCGGCCCTCTGGCAGAGCGCACCGCAAAAGCCGCTACAGAGCTGCAGGATGCCGTGTGCGAGCTGGATATGGCATCACAGGAGCATTTGAACACCATCGAAACCGCGCTGTGTGAGCTTGACGCAGCGCTGAACAAGGAATAAGGAGGTATCGCCATGAACATTATCTGGGCAAACCGCCTGATTGCAGGCACTAAGGCTTGGGCAGAGATGCCCGCACGCCGCCATGTCGGAGTCAAAGCGGAGCTGGCAAAGCGGGTGGCCGACGGCGAGATCACCGCAGAGCGGTACAAGGAGATCACGGGGGAGGACTACGATGGGTAAGCTGCTGGAACTGCTGGAAAAGCTGGTGCGGGCCATCTTTGGCCCGGGGGACGAGCGGGACACCGGCGAGGCAACACCCGCACCCGCAGTCCCCAAGGCAGAGGCTGTCACCGGCTGGGAGGGCGACCGGCCCCACCGGTACATCGACGTGAGCCGGTATCAGGGCCTTATCGACTGGGCGCAGGTGGCAGCGGCGGGCTACAAGGGGGCAATGCTCAAGACGGTGAGCACCAACCGCAGGCTCTCCAAGCGGGCAGACGGCCTGTACATCGACCCGACCTTTGAGACCAACTACCGCAACGCCAAAGCTGCCGGGCTGGACGTGGGCGTCTACTACTACACCTACGCCACCAGCGAGGCGATGGCCGACGAAGAGCTTGCCCTGCTGCGTCAGGCGGTGTACGGCAAGGAGTTTTCTCTCCCCGTTTGCGTGGACGTGGAGGAGAACAAGCTCAAGCAGCTGTCCACGCTTGACCTGTCCAACCTTACCGCTTACGCACTGGAGCAGGTGGAGAAAATGGGCTTTTACGCCCAGCTCTACACCTACACCGGTTACAAGTACGAGCTGGACATGGCTCGGCTGTCCTCTCGGTGGGACGTCTGGCTTGCCGACTACACCGGCAAGACGCCCAACGTGACGTTTAACTACAACGCCCACCAACACACCAGCAAGGGCAGCGTGCCGGGCATCACGGGCAACGTGGACCTCAACGTCACTACCCTCAACTACCCCCGTATCATCAGAAAGAAGGATCTGACCCGTCTCCGGGAGGGCGCATGAGTGAAGCAATCATCGTAGCCATTATCACCGGCGGTCTGAGCCTGATCGGCGTGATCGTCTCCAACAACCACACCGCCCAGAGCATGGACGCCAAGCTGGACAAGCAGCAAGCAGTCACCGAAACAAAGCTGGAGGAGCTGACCCGGGAAGTCCGGACGCACAACAACTTCGCCCAGCGCGTCCCGGTGCTTGAAGAACAGATGAAGGTGGCAAACCACCGCATTGCAGACCTCGAAAAAGAGAGAGGAGAGTAATACATGGCAACGATCAATAACATTTTGGGCATCATCCCCGTGCCGGTAGCGGCAGTGCTGATGCTGGGAGGCTTTATCTTTTACGCCCTGGGCTGCGTCCGGCTGGGCTACGGTGCCGCCGTAAAGCCGCTGGTGCTGGACCTCATCGAGCGGGCAGAGCAGGAGATCCAGGGGACAAAGAGAGGCGCAGAGCGCAAGGCGTGGGTCGTCAAGATGCTCCGGGCCGCCCTGAGTACCAGCAAATACGGCAGGGGCCTCAGCGGGGCCACCCCTGATTGGACTCTCCGGGCCGGGAATCCCGT